CGGTGCGATTCAGTACGGCACGTTCCTCGGCTTCCCGGTGATCCCGGTGGAGCAGGCCGAAACCCTCGGCGACAAGGGCGACGTGGTTCTGGCGAACCTGTCCAAGTACGTCACCATCACCAAGGGCGGCGTGCGGGCGGCGCAGTCTATGCACTTCCGTTTCATTTACGACGAAATGACATTCAAGTGGTCCATCGACGTGAATGGGCAGTCTGCCATCAAGCAACCCATTACGCCCTTCAAGGGCTCCAGCACCCTGTCGCCGTTTGTCACGGTTGACGCTCGCGCCTAAGGAGGACACGAGATGATTCCCTACGAACTTCTGAACAATCTGCACTTCATCAAGGGTCTTGACCCGGTGGCCGATGCCTTTTCGGGTACGGTCACTTCGGACATCGTGGACATGGCGAATCACCAATCGGCCATCTTCATCGTGTACAAGGGTGTCGGTACCACCGGCACCTCGACGATCACGGTTGAGGCCTGCGACGACGTTAGCGGCACCAACGCTACGGCGGTTCCGTTCTTCTCGAAGTCGATCACTTCGACCGACATTCAGGGCGCGATGACGGCCCGCGCGGCGGCTGGTTTTGCGACCACGGCCGGTTCGAGTCAGATTTACGTGATCCAGGTGGCGACGGAACAGTTGGCGGCGACTGGTTACCAGTTCGTGCGCCTCAAGGCCGTGGAAGTGGTGGACTCGCCGGTTCTCGGCGGCATCGCTATCGCCCTGGCTGGCCCGCGCTTCGGTGGCTCGACGACCGCAACTGAAATCGCCTGAACCATGAACCTCCAACTCGTAACGCCGCCAACTGAATGGCCGCTGTATGAAGCTGAGTTCGAGGCGCACGCACGCGCTAAGGGCCAGCCTCTCGACCAGCTACAGCCATACATCCACGCGGCGGCGTCACACTTGGAAACGATCTGTAACCGTCGATTTCTCCAGCAGACCTGGAAGCTGTTCTTGGACGGCTTCCCGGCCTCTGGGGAGATCGCACTCCCCTACTCTCCGCTCGTTTCGGTCACTCACCTCAAGTACACCAACACGGCGGGAACCCAGACCACGCTACCGACGACCGAGTACGCCGTGTCGCTTCGCACTCCTGGACTTCTGCGGCTCAAATACAACAAGACCTGGCCCACGGACACGCTTGAAACCACCGACCCCATCGAAGTTCAGTTCGTTTGCGGCTGGAATAACGCGGCATCTGTCCCGCTGCCACTGAAGCAAGCTATCCGAATGCTGGCCTCGCACTTCTACGAGAACCGCGAAGCGGTCATCGTGGGCACGACGGCCGCAGTCGATGAGGCCGAACTGCCCTTCGCCGTCTCCGCACTCATTGCGCCATGGCGGGTGTGGCTGTGAGGGCCGGAGCGATGCGGCATCAGATCCGCATCGAGCAGAAGACCATCGACGTGTCGGGCGACGGGGACCGGACGGAGACCTGGGGCACGTTAGCCGAGGTATGGGCCTCCGTCGAGACTGGAAACGGGCGCGAGTTCTTTGCGGCGCGGCAAGTCATCGCGGACCTGACCCACACGATACGCCTACGCTACCTGCCTGGACTCGCCCCGGATATGCGTATCGCTTACGACGACCTCAAGACTGGCCGGACCCGATACTTCGACATCAAGAGCATTCTGAACCCTGACGAACGCGACGAAATGCTCACGATGCAGGCGACTGAGGTACTGATCTAGTGGCGCGGCAAGTTCGGGCGATTACGGTTTCAGGGATCGAAGACCTGACGCAGCAGATCAAGCGACTGCAGGCGACGGCGACGGGCGAACCCATCAGGCAGGCGCTTCTCGAATCCGCGCAGATGATCCGCGACGAGGCCGCGCGCCGCGCACCAATCGCGCCCTACGCAACGCGCCAGCGCGGGAAGACCTATCAACCGGGCGGCCTGCGGAAATCGCTCAGGGCCGCCTCTGGGCGCAAATACAAGAACTTCCTGCAGGCCTTCGCCTTCACGCTCAAAGATGCCGCGCCCCACGCGCATCTAGTCGAGTTCGGAACGAAAACCCACACGATCGCGGGAAAGAAAATGCGGATAGCGGCGCGAGCGTTCCAATGGCTTGCGCGGGTTGGCGATCAGGTGCGGACGAAGATCCAGCACCCCGGCAGCCGGCCAAATCCGTTCTTTCAATCTGCGATCAAATCGCAGCGGTTGCGGATCAAGCGACTCCTGGAGCAGCGCGTTAAAGCCGCGTTCGACGCCATCGCGAGGGCCGCATGAGAATCTATCAGGCTCTCTTTCGCTACCTGCAAACCGTGCCCGACGTGGTGACCGTCGTGGCCGATCGCGTCTTCGATGCCCACGCCGATCAGGGGCGAGTGACGAAGTACCCAGCCATTATCATCGAAACGATGGACGACCAGCCGTTCCACTCCATCGGGCGGCAGATTCCGACCGCAACACGCCGCCCTGTGTCGCTGTACTGCATGGCGCAGGGCAACCCGAAGGCATCCGACGACCTGGCGGACCTCGTCTACACGGCCATTATCGGCCAAGAGCAGGCCATCGCTGACGCCTCCGGCCTCGGCGTGAAAAGCACCCACCTGAACGGGCGACGCAACGAGTACGAAGACGCCCTCGAAACCGATTCAAAGCTCTACGCGACAGTGCTGGAGTTCGACTTCATTCACGACCTTTAAGGAGACCTTATGGCGATCATGGCAGGAAATGCCGGTTCTTTCCGGCTCAGCACGAACGTAGTAGCAGAAATCGACAACTGGACACTGGACGTGTCTACCGGCCTTGAGGAAACCCAAGCGTTCGGCGACGTCTGGAAAGAGCGATCCGCAACGATTCGCGAATGGAGCGGCTCGGCAAGCGGTCGCTTTGACGATACGGACACCAACGGGCACGTCGCCATGCAGACCGCCTTCCTTGGCGGCACGACCGTAGCGGCGCGGTTTTACATCGACGGAACGAACTACTACAGCGGTACGGCATTCGTTCAGGCTTCGATTGCGGCGGCTGAAAACGGGCTCGTGACCGTGAACTACACCGTCACGGGTTCCGGCGCGTTGACCTACGCCTAAGGAGGCACCATGGCTGTTCTCGCAGGGCGTAATGCCGACATCTACATCGCCAGTGTTTCCGGCACCAGCATGACGGGCGAGGCCACCACCTCGCTCGGATCTGGTGTCTATCAAATCACCGACGCCGCGAAGCGGGCGATCAATCCTAACGCAACGCTGACCGTCCTCGACGGTGTCGCGACGGTGCCAGCCAGCCGGTATCAGGTGGCCTTTGGGACGGGGAAGATTGACTTCGGCGACTACACGCCAGCGGGCACCATCACCGTGACCGGCGAGTATCTGACGCTGGCCCAGGCCGCTCAGGGCTTCGAGTGGACGCTGGATGTTCAGCCGATGCTCGAAGAGACGCAGACCTTCGGGGACGCGTGGAAAGAGCGCACTTGCGTTATGCGCGAGGCGACGTGTTCGTTCCAAAGATTCTACGAGGACGAGTATTTCTTCACGAATGGCGCGCGCTATTTTATCGTGGCCTGCTACCTGAACGTCAGCGGCGCTGATCGGTATGTCTTCGGCGCCATGATGTCGAGCCAAGGCACGACCAGCGGCGTGAACGAGACCGTGAAACAGAACGTTCAGTTCTCCGTTCATGGAGTCCTGGACTACGCAGCAAGTTAAGGAGACTCATGAGCATTGCAGATAGAATCCTCGCCGTACCACTCAAGACGGCGACGGTGGAAGTCCCCGAATGGGGCGTGACGGTGGGCATCCGTGAAATCACGGCGGCCGAGCGGGTGAAGTTTGGCGAGGACGCCAAGAAGACGCCCGCGTTGGCAGTGGTGCGTCTGGTTATCGCCACGCTGACCGACGAGAACGGCGCGAAGGTGTTCGAGCCCGCGCACCAGGACGCGCTGTTACAGAAGTCGGGCGCGGTTCTCGACCGCGTAGTGACGGAGATTCTGCGGCTCTCCGGCATGACCGAAGACACCGCCAAGGACCTCGAAAAAAACTAGAGGGCGAGCGCCGATTCGCATTTGCGCTCGCCGAAATCCTCCACATGCCCGTATGTCGGCTACTCGACGAAATGCCGTCGTCTGAGTTCGCTGAATGGGCCGCATATTTGAAAATCAAGGCCGACGAACAAGAAAAGGCAATGCAGCAAGCAAAGGCTAAACGCTAATGGGTGTACTGTCTAATCTCATCGTTCGCATCGGAGCGTCTACCGACGACTTCGACAAGAAGCTGAACGCGAGCCTGGGCAAGATCCAGCGGTTTGGCGCGTCGATGTCGCAGGCTGGACAGTCCCTGTCTATCGGCTTCAGTGCTCCGCTGATCGCGGCGGGCGCGGGTGCTCTCGCAGCGGCTGCGGACATGGAAAAGCTTGAAAAGGGCCTCACCGCAACGATGAAATCTTCGGCGGCGGCCGGAAAGGAACTGGAGCGGCTGAAGGTCGTCTCGAAGCTCCCTGGCCTTGGCCTTCAGGAAGCGGTACAGGGTTCCATCAGGCTCCAGACCCTCGGCAGTAGTGCCGACGAGTCCCGCAAGATCATGATGGAACTCGGGAACGCCCTGGCGACGGTTGGCGGCGGAAAGGAAGACTTCAGGGAGGTGATCCGGCAACTGTCCCAACTTTCCGCCGTTGGGAAGGTCACGAAGGAAAACCTCGACCCCATCATCGAGCGCATTCCGCAGATCGCGGCGATCATGCGCGAGAAGTTCGGGCCGGAATCGCTGGGCGACCCCGCAAAGACGTTCGAACGTCTCGGGATTAGTTCGAAGCAGTTCATCGACATCATCGTCGCCGAACTCGGCAAGGGCGAACGCTCCGGGGCGACGTTTGCGAACTCGCTCGAAAACCTGAAGGAATCCGCGTTTGAGACGGCGGCGGAGTTCGGGAAGTCGTTGCTGCCGATTGGGAAGAAAGTACTCGAAGAGTTCATCAATCCCAGCGTGGACCGCGCGAAGGCACTGGCAGGCGCGTTCAACGACCTGAGCCCCGCAACGCAGGGACTCGTGATCCAACTTGGGGCGGTTGCCACCGCAGCGCCACTGGTGATCGTCGCGCTTGGCACGCTCATTGAGAAGGGCGGCGTTGTCTTCGCCGCTATCAATCGCGTCGCCGGTGCGCTGAGCGGCCTTGGCGTGACCATGCAGGTCCTCGGCAAAGCTGCGGGCTTCACGGCCATCGCCACCGGCATCTATTCGCTCTTGGAGCCGCTGACGCGCACCGAGACGGCGCTCAACAATCAGGCGAAGGCTGCGGCGCAGAACAAGCAGTTCCTTGACGGGCTGACCAAGACTTACCAGGACAACCTGATCGCGCAAGGTCAATTGAACCCGAAGATTAACGACGGGTATGAGAACCTGCTGAGCTTCTCGCGCGGCGTTGAGAAGACGAAGACCGAAGTTCAGACGCTGAATCCTGTCATCGAAAAGGCAACGGAACTGGTGCAGCACTATGGCAGGGGCGTCGTCCATACCTACGAAGCTGAGTTCAATTCTGCTGTCATCAAAGAGCGCTTGGCGCTTCTCACCGCCGCTTACAATCAGCGGCTATCTGATGGCGTCGCAGCGCTTGCGAAGTACGGCAGCGCGGCGGAAGCGGCCAACGCTGCGCTGCGTGAACTGCGTATCACGGAAGAGGCTCCAGAGCTTCGCGGATCGACTGTTGATATTCGCAACCTGCCGACGCCGAACGTCCCCGGCCTTCCCGGTGGCGCGGTCCTCGACGGCTCCGACGCGGCCCGCTCCTCCCAGCGCAACCTTGAAATCATCCGGCAGACCGCGCGGGGCGCGCAAGACTCATGGAAGAACCTCCGCACGGGCATCTCGCGCCAAGTCTCCACGATCCAGACCGACTTCAGCCGCGCCGTGGTCAACATCATCCGTGGGACGGAGAGTATCGGTGAAGCGATGCGGAAGGTTGGCAACGCGGCGGTTGATGGGCTTCTGCGGACCGGCATCGAGTTCGCGGTCAACGAAGGCATCAAGCTGCTGGGCAAGCTACTGACGAAGCTTGGCGGCGTGGGCGCGAAGATTGGCGGCATCCTCGGCGGCTCCGGTGGCGGTGGCGCGTCGGGCGGTGGCGGCGCTCAAGGTGGCGTAGGCTCTGCCGTGTCCGCTGCGTCGGGCGGCATCCTCGGCATGGTTACCAGCATCGGCTCGCTGGTGTCTGGAGTCATCGGCAATTTCCAGATGGCCGGGATGAATAAGACGCTGGACCTGATCGAAAAGGAAGTTCGGTTCTCACAGATCCACCTGCTACACCTGCTCGAAAAAAACAACGAGTACTTGCCGAAGCTGAAAGACATCTGGGACTCGCTGATCCGCATGGAGACGCGCCAGATGAGCGTTGCCGGTGGCGGCGCGGCCTCGGTGACCATCAACGTCAACGGCGGCGACCCGCGCCAGATGCTCGAAGCGATCACCCGCGAACTCAAGCAACTTGGAGTCATCCCGAAGTGAGCCTAGACGTCTACATCGACGGCGCTATCCGCGAAATCGCTCACTACTCGCTGAACATTGCGGCGACAGCCGGGCAGCGTGGATCTTTCAATGTCCGCGTGATCTCGACTAGCGGCTCCTATCGGCCCGAGCAAGGCCAAGAGATTGAGCTTTGGGACGGAGGGACGAAGCTATGGGCCGGTTCGGTCGATGAGGTATCCGAGGTTTCGATCACTGAGGCGGGCTCAGCCGCAGGCGCGTTTTATGATATCCGGGGCATCACTTGGGAGCAGCGCTTGGATCGGCGGCGCTGCTACAACCCGAGCACGTCTCTTCCGGCGCACTACGACGGCACCTTTCTTTTTACGGCCAATCCGGCAACGGACACGCTGACGACGGTATCGGCGCACGGCCGTAGCAACGGGGACCGGGTACGTGTAAAGGCGCACGCGCAGGGAACGCTTTGCGACGGGCTCGATGCAACCATCGAGTACTTTGTCATCGGCGCATCCGGGAGCACGCTCCAGCTATCCCTGACGAGCGGCGGCAGTGCGGTAAACATCCTGGACGACGGCACGCTGGACCAGGTCCTGCTCACCACTCGCGCGGGCGACGTCGTGGTAGACCTCGTCACGAACTACGCCTCAAATGAGGGCATCGGCACCGCGAACGTGGACGCGGGCGCGGTGCTTGACGTGGTGACGTTCGACGCCAACACCAGCGTTATGGAAGCGATCAACGAACTCGCCCAACTATGCGGCTTCGCTGTGTGGATGGACGAGGAGCGGGAACTGTACTTCAAGCCGCGCACGTTTGCCAACGCGCCGTTCAACGTCTCCACGACCAGCGGCAACTATCGCTCACTGCGAATCCGCCGCACCCGGGAAGACAAGGTAAACGCGATCCTCACCCGGGTGCCTTGGAACCAGATCGTCAGCGAGACGGAATCGTTCGCGGGCGACGGATCTGCGCGGACGTTCACACTCGCGCACCGGCTGGCGCAGATCGTCAGTATCAGCGTAGACGGGCAGGTTGCCGAGATCGGGCAATTCCTGGCCGACACGGACCGCGAGTGGTACTGGGAGTTCGCGTCAACCAAGATCCGGCAAGACGCGGCGGGCGACGTGCTGACCAGCGGCAACACGCTTACCGTCGTCTATCAAAAACTCGGGGCCGACGTAGTGACGGCGGAAGACTCCAGCGACATCACGGCGACGATCACGCAAGAAGACGGCGGCAGCGGACGGTATGAGCGTTACGCTGAGCGGGAGATCGGGCAGGTCCAAGCGTTGCTTGCGGCTGAGGCTGTCATTGCGGCGCGGAAGAATCCGGTTGTCGAGGTGGAGTATGAGACAGACCAGATCGTTGAACCACTTTGCGCGACCGTCAGGCCTGGGCAACTGCAAACCGTAGCGAACACTCCGCGCGGTGTGAGTTCGGCCACGTACCTCGTAAATGAAGTCTACCTGACGGACGTTGCAGGCCAGTATCTCAAGGCGCGCGTGCGGGCTATCAGTGGAACATCCATCATTGGCATCCAGGAGTACTGGAAAGCCATGATCGGCGGCGGGACGTCGAGCGGCGTTATATCGGGCGGAGTTCTGACGCCTGCGGCTCCGTCGAGTACGTCGAACGGCATCTATCTGGTGGCCGGAGCTGCCAGCCTCACGCTCGATCTCGCCAACGGTTTGGTCCAGGAAATCGTACTTAACCGGGCGACAACGACCATTGCCGATGTAGTTTTCGGTTCCGACGCCGTGACCCCTGGCACGCGGTTCATGCTGATTTTCACTTCTGACGGAACAGCCGGCCGCAATGTCGCCTGGGGTACGAAGTTCGCCGGGACTGGCGCGATTGCGCTTGACGGCGAAGCCAACGCGATCAACATTTTCGAGTTCATGACTATGCGAAACGGCGATTTTCTGCGGTGCGTGACGCCTGCGGTGGGGGTGGATTAATGCGGACAATCATCATCGCGGCGCTACTGCCGTTATCGTTGCTCGGTCAGTTCAAAATCGGCCAGATCCGCATCATCCCGACGACGGACGGAACCGCTGTCGGGCAGATCGAATTCGACACGACGCGGGCGGACGGGAAGGCAGTGGTGCTGAAGGCTCCGAACACCGCCACCGCCTCCTACACCCTCACCCTGCCCACCGCCGCGCCCGCATCGAACGGCCACTGCCTTACAGGCACCACGGCGGGAGTGTTGTCTTTCGCGGCCTGCCCTGGTGTGGGCGCGGTCCTAACGACGACCAACCAAGAAGTCGAAGGCTTTAAGTACTTCGGCGTCTCCGGCGCTGATCGGCTCGTGATGTATCGAATTGCCGATAACCAGATGGGCATCCAGACGATGCTTGACGGGCAGACGGACCCAACGACGTACGCCTACGGGGGCGTCAATAATCAGTTGCTTCTACAGCCGCGTGAAGGTGTCGTCGGCGTGGGCGCGATTGACACATCGTTCCGGCTGAACGTGGCCGGGACGTTCCGGGCGGCGGGCGCGGTGACGTTGGCGAGCACGCTTGCCGTTGCGGGCGTCACGACGCTATCGGGCGATCTACGGTTTGGGACGGACAACACCCACGCGATTGGGGAGACCGGAACGCGGCCGAGCGTGGTGTTTTCGCGCATCGACAACACGAGGAAGCTCGAGATCTCGGACACGTCGGGCGGTAGTGGGTTCTGGGACCAGCGGGTAAACGCCTCCGCGATTACGAGCAATTGGACGCTTCGCGACAACGCGGGAAGTCGGGCGCTTGCATACACGCGAGTGTTCACGAGTTCGCCCAGTAACAGCTTCGAGGTCTTCGGGGCGCTTCTTCCGGCGCAACGGTCGACGGGCAGCGGGGACGCCGTGAATGACGCCACCTCGCCGTCGTTGGGGGCAACGGCGCGACGGTGGAATACCGTTTGGGCAGATTCAGCGGAGATAACAAGCGCAGTCAGTTCGCCGACATTTATAGCATCAGCAAACTTCCAGGGTGCCGTGGATAACGTCACCGACGTTGGCCAAAGCTCACTGCGGATGGCGAACGTGTGGACCTACGGCCTTGACGCGGTGGGCACCATTAAACTCAAATCCTCCTCCACCATCGGCCAAGTCTGGACAGCCACCGGCACGGACGGCAGCGGCGACTGGGCCACGCCTGCTACGTCGCCGTGGGTGGTGAGCGGGAGCGACCTCTACTACAACACCGGAGACGTCGCAATTGGCGACACGACGACATCAATCGCTCGTCTGCTGGCGCGAACTTCCAACGTCAACGTCCTCGCCATCCACAACAGTGGAACGTCATCGAGCACGGCTGGCGCTGGGATTCAGGCGGCGATGGAATCGACGCCTTCCAGCGGGCATCGGCTCGCGTTCTACAGCTTCGGCAGCTTCGTCTCCGGCACCCGCTACAACGGCGCGTCGGTGACTGCCTTCACGACCGAAAACTGGACGCTTGGTTCGGCGCAAGGCACCGAACTGCGCTTGGAAACCACCGCCAACGGCGCGGCGACGCGGACAGCATCGGTAGTTGCCCGCGCATCAGGCGCGACCGTGGCGGGCTCCCTGGGCATCAATACGTCGACTCCAGCGCACGCGCTCGAAGTGATCGGAGCCACTGCGAAGGTTTACAGCGGGACGAATACCGCCGATACGACGCTCCACATCGGAAACGGAGACACCGGAGCCCCCGGCCAAGGTGCATTTCTGGCGTTCGTTGCTTCAGCCGCGACGCCGTACTTTTCCATCAATGCACTTTCGCAGGGTGTGGCTTGGCGGGACATCGCTCTGGTGAATTCTGGTGGCTCGGTTTGCGTCGGGTGTACATCTCCGTCCGCGAAGCTCGACGTATCCGGCACGTTTCGCGCTACCGGCGCGGCGACGTTCGGTAACACCTCGACCTTTGCGGGGGCCGTCGCAGTCGGCTCGACGGACCTGACCACAGCAACGCTGTTCAGCCGTGCTGTGGACGTGAACGGCCTCCGCATCCACAACTCCGGCACGCCTTCGCCATCGGGCGGCGCGGGCATCCAGGCGGCTATTGAGACCGCTCCGGCATCGGGCGACCGGCTTGCGTTTTATGCCTTCGGGTTAAGGACAGGCGGGACTAATTACAACGGCGCGAACATCACGGCATTCGCCACGCAGAACTGGACGCCGGGATCAGCGCAGGGCACGGAACTGCGCTTGGAAACCACCGCCAACGGCGCGGCGACGCGGACGGCTTCCGTGGTCGTGAATGCGGCGGGGTTGGCTGTGGCGGGGACGGCTACGGTGTCCGGTATTACGACGTTCGGCGGTTCGTTGGCGGCGAGCGCGACTGATACGCATGATATCGGATCTTCTTCCCGCTTCAGGAATATCTACGGGCAGGCGGTGAATGCCGCAAATATCGAAGTCGCCAACGGAATCACCGTGGCGTCATTCTGGCGGCATAATCTCAACTCCGCCTCCGCTTATGAGATATCGAGCGGCTCGGCGTCACAGCTTGAGGTAAGGCTAGAGACCCTGAGTTCTACCAACTCCGGGGCTGGGTTTAGAGGGACCCTGTACCCGCTGAACGTCGGCGGCAGTAACGGAGATCTTGGCTACTCCGGTACGCCATGGCGAACGCTGTACCTCAGTACGGGGCTCCGGCTGACCGCTGGCGCGGCGGCGGGGCGAGTTCTGACCTCGAACGGCAGCGGGGATGGGACATGGGAGCCGCTGGGCGCTTGCGCTACTTGCGTTACGACCAACACCAACCAGACGATAACCGGCACGAAGACTTTCACGGCATCGATTGCCGCTACAACTACGGACGCTTATGACATCGGGTCTTCGACGCGGTTCAGGAATATCTACGGGCAGTTCGTCAACACTGCGAATCTAGAAATCGCAAACGGGACAACGGTCACTAGTTTCTGGCGTCATCGGCTTAACGGGGCTTCGACCTATTTCCTCGATTCTGGGTCTGGTGGCCAGACCGAAATGAGTATCGTTGTTGTCAGTGCGAGTAATACGCAGTGGGGCATTCGTGGCACTCTGTACCCGCTGGACGTCGGCAGTAGTAACGGAGATCTTGGCTACTCCGGTACGCCATGGCGAACGCTGTACCTGTCCACCTCGGCATTTATGAACGGTACTCAGTGGATGGACAGCAGCCGGAATCTGACCAACCTTGGCACCGGTACGTTTAGCGGCGCAATCACGGCCAACGGCGGCATATCGACGGCATCAGGCACGAATTCAACCATTTTCGTCGGGTCGGGCAACTTCTACATCCGCACCTTCTCTGGCGGTGACGCTTCCTGTTCTGGCGTGACTAATGGGTGGATCGGCTTTAGGACCGATACGAACGAACTTCAAGTTTGCAACGGCGGGGCAACTCGCAAGGTGGCTATGTGATGATACTACTCTTACTCCTGTTTTCTCTTCCTGCTTTTTCCTGCACGCGCCAAGCGCCGTGTATGTTGGCGACAAACTTTTCATCGGACATCCTCGGCGACCTCGACACTCGACAGGACACTTGGGGCCGTGCGGGGTACACCCTGCACCGGATCACGTTCAAGCCGCCAGTAGGCCATCGGGTACGAATCCTGAAGGCTCAAGGCGACTTCCTGATATGGCCGAAACGCCTTCAGGCGGCAGACTACCGCATGGGTTACGCGGGCGCATTATTTGGGCTGACCACGACCGCGCCTGATGGCTCCGTTCGCGCCGATTGGGCAGCAGACAACACGATGCTCTATGTCCAGGTAGCAACGAGCGGCAAGCCAGCCCGCGCTGCGTTTAACGATGATGTTTCAGCTGGTGGACTCCTCGAAGCCGATCACGTCCTGGTCGTGAAAATGGCTGCGTGGCTTAACACGCTGGAAGTGCCGATCCACTGCGAACCGTCGTTCACGGTGACCTACATCTGGGAACCTGCCCGGTAAAGATTTATGCGTACCACCCTACTACTCTTAATTTTCGCGGCGTTCGCGCTTGCCCAAGATAAGTCCGCGCTTCGCATTGTAGTCACAATGCCAGACGGGACGAAGCATGAATCTGTCATCACTGGCCCACCAGCTGCAGCCGGTTTGCAGATTCTGCAGCAGTCCATCGCGGCAGAACAGGCATGCGACCTGGACGGCGACGGTAATAAGGTCAACTGCCGCGCGAAGTTTGCGAACGCCGCGCTGTACGTCCGCGCCCTGGTCATCGAGAAGGCGAAGGAACTCGCGCCGCTGTATCCCTCCTCTCAACTCAAGCCGCTGATCGACGATCTCAAAGCCCGCGAAGCTGCTATCGAAGCGGCGCGAAAGGCCCTGTTCGATGCGGCAAAGGCCCAATGATTTTATGCGTACCATCACACTGACACTGACCATTGCGGCGCTTGCCCTCGGGCAGACTCCGCTCACCAACGAGGAAAAGCTCGCCCTCGAAAACGCGCAGTTGAAGCTCGCGCTGCTCGAGAGCCAGAAGAAAGACATCCAGGCCGACGCGCAGAAGGTCTTCGAAGGCGCCTGCAAGCGCGCCGGGATCGACCTTGCCGCGTGTCAGTTCGACCAGGCCACGGCGTCGGTGAAGAAGGCCGAAGCGGTGAAACAGGTGAAGAAGTAATGAGTATCCGGACGTTCCTCATTGACCTGTTCACGTTTGCGGTCATCGCTCTGGCCGCGTGCTTCGCATGGGCTGCGGTGGCCTCCGCGCAACCCTCCGACCTCTGCGGTCGCGAAACGAAAACGGCCACCGGCTACGTTCGCGTGACGTGCCCGGACTACCCCGGCATCCGCAAGCTGACCGGCGCAACGATGTTCCCCAACGAGAAGGGCCAGCAGGTATGGGTGCGGTCTTCCGATCCGACCATCCGCGCCTATCGCATCGCCATGACCTACCGCAGAAACGGCCACCTCGATACGGTCGTGCAGTTCGCCGAGGTCCACCCGACCTACGACTCGGGGGCGTCCTGGGTGCTTGGGGAAATCGAGATCGTCAGCGTTG